ACGAAACGTGTTAACGCCGCCAAGCGACGTGCCCAAAAGACAAGCAAGGCCGCAGAAGACAAACGCCGCTACGCCCGTCAACTCGAAGAAAAGGTCACAAAAGTTGAAGAAGCTCTCAAAGGCAATAAGTCTGCCACAGTCGATCTTGGGGATTTGGATGATCTGCCTAGCGCAGTGGCAGACCTCGTCGGCGAAAGCGAAGTCGTTTTTCAACCGAATAGCGGACCTCAGACGGACTTTCTTTCGGCGGGTGAACGAGATGTTCTCTACGGGGGAGCAGCCGGGGGTGGTAAATCTTTCGCTCTCTTGGCCGATCCTCTGCGCTTCTGTCACAACCCTAATCATCGTGGGCTTCTTCTTAGGCGTACTCTCGACGAGCTAACCGAACTCATCGACAAGTCACGCCAGCTATATACAAAGGCGTTCCCCGGTGCCAAGTTCCGTGAGTCGAAGTCCACGTGGGTTTTTCCGTCGGGTGCAACAATCTGGTTCACGTACCTCGACAAAGACAAAGACGTAACCCGTTTTCAGGGTCAAGCGTTCAACTGGATAGGTATCGATGAGATAACGCAATACCCCACACCGTACGTTTGGGATTACCTTCGCTCTCGTCTCCGTGCAACAGACCCGGAGTTGCAGCAACATTTGTACATGCGCTGCACAGCCAACCCCGGTGGTGTCGGCGGCTGGTGGGTCAAGAAAACGTACATCGATGGGATCGAACCGAACAAGCCTTTTGCTGCGTTCGACATAGACACCGGAAAAGAATTCCTGTGGCCCCCCGGTCACGAGAAAGCAGGTCAGCCCCTGTTCCTTCGCAAGTTTGTACCGGCACGGCTGACCGACAATCCCTACCTGATGGCAGACGGCCAGTACGAGGCTATGCTCAGGTCGCTCCCGGAAGTCGAGCGAAAGCGGCTTCTCGAAGGTGATTGGGACGTGGCGGAGGGAGCGGCCTTCCCCGAATTTTCGAGATCGAGACATGTGGTCGAACATTTTGAACTTCCAACCAACTGGCCCCGCATACGTGCGGCAGACTACGGGTACGCGAGTCCGTCGTGCGTTCTATGGGGGGCTATTGACTGGGATAACAATATCTGGGTTTATCGCGAACTATATGCTAAACACTTGACAGCAGAAGAGTTGGCTGATAAAATACTAGAAGCAGAGGAGCTAGACCCACAACCGCACTACACCGTCTTGGACTCCTCGTGCTGGAACAAGACGGGTTTCGGACCCTCGATAGCAGAGACGATGATGCGAGTCGGTGTGCGTTGGACGCCATCCGACCGTAACCGCATACAAGGCAAGATGGAAGTACATCGCCGCCTCGCTAACGACCCGTACACCGAAGAGCCTCGCCTACGCATCTTTTCCACGTGTACGAATACAGTCAAGCAACTCGCGGGCATACCCCTGTCAAAGTCGAACTCTGAAGACGTAGACACGAAGGCTGAAGATCACGCATACGACGCTCTTCGCTACATGGTGATGACACGTATGAGTGGGTACGCTTCGATCCATCAGCAACTCGGCGCAATCAAGAACCAAGTGTACCAAGTACAAGACGCGACATTCGGATACTAATCGATGGCAGACGAACCGACAAGCATAAATAAAAACAAGTCTGCTGTAGATATCTTGATAGATAGCTTAAAGCTAGACTTAAAAGAGGTACAAAAATTTGACACGATAGATGCCGCATATTTTGGTGGTAAGGCAGGTACAACAGTACCAGTTCCAAAAAAATTTACTGCCGAACAAACTCTCTCTTTTATGAGGATGTTTCCTTCTACTTATCCACTTGCGGATGAAAACGCTTACTTCGGAATTGCAAGCGCATTGACTACGGAATCTCCTGAGTTATTTGATATAGACAGCTTTGATGCTTACGAAAAAAAATTTGGAAAGACTATGGAGATGCAAGAAAAGGGTGCATCTGCATCTAAAAATATAACAACAGCAAAGACACCGAAAGCAGCAAACGTGGCAAATATCATGGAAACACTCGATCCAAAGATAGCTACAATACGAGAAGTTGCACAGGCGTACGCTACGAAGAATAAACGTGGGGACGCCTTCGTCACATCCTCCGTACAGTTCTTTAAAGACATCGCTGACGAACCCGGCTCTGCTATGCGCCTCTTTGAAAAGGACGCAGATGGAATCACTCTCCTCGCCCGTACGTTCAAGGATAGTGAAGACACGTCAACCGTCAAGACTGCTATGCAAAACTTGCGGCAGGTTGGCTTGACGCTTAAAGGATTGTACGGACCGGACACTCCTGAATACAAACTCCTCCCAGACAAATCCCCAAATACGGACCTCAACAATCGAATCTTCGGACGCTCCGAACCTGCAAAGGCAGTATCTGAGGTCTCAATCAATCCGGATAAGGCCAAGATGAGCGAGTTGTTCGCGGGTGTTGCACAGTATCTCGACGATCCCAAGACTCGTCCTATTGCACAAGCAATCATTTTTAATTTGAACACGGGCCTACGTCCTAACGCTGCGGCAGGTCTCAAAGTAACATCTTACAAGCCTGACAGCGGTGCTATTTATATCGAATCAGAAGCAAAGGGTGCGAAGGGACGTGCTGTCAATATTCCCTTGAACCCGATTGCAGATAGCATCTTGCAACAGAACCTAGCTGCTGGCAACAAAGATTTTTTCTTTGTCAAGGAAAACGGGAAGCCCGTAACCTCACAAGACATGACTGATCTCTTGAAGACAGTGAAAGTGGAGGACATTGCATTCGATGCAGCAACACGTCGTTACTTTGACACTCTCGCCCCCGAAGGTTTTACCGGTAAGAAGGGTTCACAACTTCTTCGAAATGTTCACGCTACAGTCGGACGATCGATTGGTATCGATCAAGACCGCCTCGCGTACCTTCAAGGTCGTAGTCTCAAGTCGGCAGGTAAAAGCAGCACAGGCGAATTGACAACCTATCAGCAAGCCTTCCCCGGTGCGGTCGGAGAGGTTGATAGGGCAAACGCAAATATGTTTGCAAGTTTCTGGGGTGATGCTGCGGCAGAGGCTGGATTTAATATCGGGGAACGCATCCCGATGCCAACAGAAAGAATCACTACTCAAACTCCCGGATATGAAGGATACTTTGAACTGCCTACACAAGAGGCACCCGTTAAAGTAGCTCCGGAAGCAGACGCGCCTCTGCCAACCAGTCCCGCCGACTTCGATGATGACACAAAGGCTGCCCTCAAGAAGGGTGGTTTTAACATCGACTATTCGAAACTTCCTTCGAGACTTTTAGGACCACTCGGCTTAGGCTTAACGACTGCGGCGGCTATTACGACAGGGACTGCTGTTAGACAACGAGCAGAGGCTATGGGCATACCTGATCCTCTCGCAAAGACAGCCGGTGTAGTTGCCGGAGCATCCGAGTTCCTGCCTGTGCCGCCATCAGACGTAGCAGAAGTACAGCCTGATCCGTTCTCAATGCGTCCTGTTGAGCGGGCCGCAGCAGAGAGTGAAACAGTTCGCGAAGGCTTGAAGACCACTGGTCAACTTCAAGAGGCCGCGCCACGGGAGACCCGGAAAGCTGCTCCCGCACCAATCGACGATAGCTTTCTAACAATGTCACCATAAAACAAGGGGAGTAACCCGATGCCAGACAACAACTATAACTACGGTGCTGACTACATCATGAATTCGCCGAACACTTCGGTTGATGACGCGATGGGTTCAGACAAGTTGTACCGTGAAGGTCTCGAGTTCGATACTCGTGCCAAGACGGATGTCTTGACGGAAGATATGCCGAAGAAAATGACTAAGGCCGCTATCGATCCGTCCGTCATGCGTATGGCCGAAGAACGCGATTACTAAGAAAGCGAAAGAATGGCTGACAATTTCCTAGAGCCGGAAGACGATCAGACCATCCCCCTCGTCGAACCGACGGAGCGGATGCCCGGTCTCGCCGGATATATTCGTGCGAAATTCGAAGATGCGGAAAACGGACGGTACGTTTACGAGCAGCGATGGCTCCAAGCGTACAAGAATTTTCGCGGCATCTACGATTCGACGACACAATACCGCGACTCCGAACGGTCGAAGGTCTTCATCAAGATCACCAAGACCAAAGTCCTTGCGGCGTACGGGCAAATTGTTGACATTCTTTTCGCTAACAAAAAGTTTCCGCTCGTAGTAGAGTCTACGCCGATGCCGGAAGGTATCGCGGAGTTTGCCCACATGCGTACTCCGGCGGATGAAGTCAATCAACAGAGCGACCCGTACGGTTTTCCGGGCGATGGTCGTGAACTCGCTCCGGGTGCTATGTCCGTTTCTGAG